ATAATCCCCTGAACAGAGCCTCCGTCAGGGACAATTTGGTAGTCAGACTGGTTGGTAGAAGTCGTAGTCCACGCGGTCTCGTCGTTGATACCAGACCACTGGACCTTCTGTGGGTCCGTCCCAGAGGTGTAACCAGCCACCACAAAATCTCGAACGACAGTCAGGTAACGCGCCTGCGGTGCGGCGGCATCCAAATCTGCCCATGCTGTTGAGCTACCAAGTGTCCACGCTTGCAGAATCGTACTGCCATTTCCAGCAATCAATACGTTGCCAAACTGTGTAAAACGCCATTTTTGCTCTGTTACCGTGGTGTACCCACCGGCCTTGGATACGTTGTCCAAGGACAGGTCGTTGGAGTCGAGCTTAAATAGCTTTGTCGCGCCACCAGCAAAAACCTCGGTGTTGCCGCTAGACGGGTTTCTTCCGGCTACCACGTTGTTGATGTTCTCGGAGGCGGCCTGGGAGTAGTCTACGGGCGTGCGTAGCGGCCCATACCCAACGGCTTGCGGAACCACGTTTAAGGCTTCCTTGACCGCCCCAACAAGTCCTGGCTGATCCGGCAGCCATTCCTCAAAGTTCATCCTTGTTGCCATGTATTGTTTCCAGCCGTATTCGTTGTCCAGGTGTTAGACCCTGCGCTTACAGGTGTCCACGAGTTTGTGCCGACACTCACGGGTGTCCAGCTATTTGTTCCTACCGAGGTTGCGGTCCAGGTGTTTGCGTCAAAGCTCACGTTAGACCAATCCTCTCCTAGAATCTTGCCAACTACCGTCAGCGTTCCGGTTGCTGAGATTGACGCAGAACCACGGAATATTGCGTTGCCCACCACGGACATTGATCCCGAGGCGGTAATGTTTGCCACACCAGCGGCTTCGAACCCGCCAGTTGCAGACATTGACCCGGTTGCGGAAATGTTTGCCGCAGAGGTGCGAAGTCGAATCCCGCCGGAACTCATGCTTGCAGAAGAGGAAATCAATCCTTCTGCGGTTCTTACTCGGTTATAACTAGCGTTTAACGTGCCGCTTGCCGAGATGCCTGCTTCGCCAGAGAAAATACGGAACGCAGAGGCAGAAAACTGACCAGATGCAACAACTAGTGCTTGTCCCTGCACAATCTTGCTTGCAGAGGCCGAAAATAGCCCCGTGGCGGCGATGTCTGCGCTTCCGAACCGTAGGCGCATGGCTTCGGCAGACAAAGCCCCTGTAGCCGAAATTAAGGCTTGTCCACTACGGATGGCAAATGCACCGGCCTGCATTGCACCAGAGCTTGTTATAAGTGCCTGCCCAGACCTTTCTCGTTGTGCAGATGCAGCAACGGTTGCGGCAGAGGTGATGTTGGCTGGTGCGTCAAAGTAAATGCAAGCGGTTCCCCAGGCAGCGGAATCCATTGCAAGGTTTAGTGAATCTAGTGTTCCAAATGCGTCCATCGAGTCTACCGACCACGGACCGCAAACCTTATCTACATACCACGTTGAGTCCAGAGGATACTGTGGCATCGAATCCAGCGTGCCAAGCTGATCCAGTTCCTCTAGGGTCAACATTTAGGCAAGCGTAACGCTCAATGAACCAGCCGCAATCTTGAAGATGTCGCCGGACTCAATGGTTTTGGAGGTCGTGAGATCGGTGTAAAACAACAGGTTGCCAGAGGTAATTGCGTCCAGCAGGCCAACGTGCGACACCGTACCCCATGAGCCGGTTGCCTGAGCGAACTCTACTGCCGCAGAGTTTGTGCAGACGCCATCAGACGGAGCGTTAAATGCTACATCCTTGCGGGCATAGGAGTTGCCAGAGATCTCGGTTCCTGTGTTGCCCTCACCTGGGTTTGAAGTGTAAAGACCGACATATACGGTGGTGGGAGATGTATAGGAAGTGTTGCGGAGAACGGCGTTCAGTAAGCCATTTTCCAAATAATTGGACATTTCGGACATAGTTACCTCGAAGTGACTGACATGGTTAAAGGAACACCAGCAAACTCTGAGTTTTGGTCGGAGGTGTTGATATTGACAATGGCGCGGTCATACATCGATGACCACACCTGCACCCGAGCATCGTTCATCAGGTACGGCTCTGCCTCGGCAAGCGTGGCGTAAAGCAACGCATCTGGGTAGTTTGCAAGAAACTCGTTAGAGGCCACAGAATCCGACATCGGGGTTGGCTTAAAGTAATACAGCAGTTCTACCGTGTAAGCCTTGTCTGGAATGGGGGCGAACTCAAACTCTTGGCCGAGCATTGTGTAAAAAGAAGGCTTGCCAGAGATTTCTGCTTGGGCGTTTCGAGTAAATGCTGACGGTGAATCGTAAGACAGCGAGATTCTCGGGTTGCCAGACAGATACATATCCCGCATCTCTAAAAAGTCAGAGGGGATCTCTACGGTAGAGTCCCCTGCTGTGGTGGTTGTCGTGACGGACTTCAGTAACTTGCGGGTGCGAATCTCACGCGACAGGCGTAGTTCGGCCAGCGTAATGAAATCAGGAATCTGGCTGGTCAGGTCGCTGCGCCCAAGATAGTTCGCAACTGCCGTCTTTAGTGAAGAGTAACTCGTCAGAGCCATCGTTTTCCTTACTGGCTATATCGTGCCATCCAAAAGTGTATGAACCGACATGGCCGATCATGTTAGAAAAGTCGTGATCCACCCATGTCTCAAATCCTGCGTCATGCGCTCTCACGCAAAAGTAAACATCCTCGCCCAGTAACTTCTCTCCAGGCAGTTGCTCGAACCAAAACCACGGGCGTGGGGTCTTGAGGAACACTTCCCGCTTGACCATCATCACACCGCAACCAATGGCAGTCACACGCTCTAGACCTTTTTTGTCTTTAGAGTTGATCTTTTGCCAGTTAATTGTTTTTTCTTCTTTGTTGATCCAAGCGTTCTTGGCTGTGCCGTGGATCGGATGAACTCGTGTTGTCGCGTTTGCGCCCACGATGTCCTTGTCCTGATTTATTAGATGCTGAATTGTATTCTTTGGGAACCGCATATCTGCATCCACCCAAAGGATATAATCTGCACCCTCTTTAATTGCTGTCTCTGCTAACTTCTCGCGCTGGTCAAATATCAGCGTTCCTGCAACCGTGTAAAGACTTTGTTGACCCTTAACCCTGAACCGTGAGTCATAACCGCACATCAGGGCTAGATCAAACGCGGTCCCGACTTCCATCTCGCCGCGCGTAGGAATACATATGGCGACCTTGGCTTTAGAGCCTTTCATGTTTTCTCCTCAGATTCGTCCGGGCCGAGTACGAAAGAATCGGTTATCCGGGTTGTTCAGCCATGCTTTCATTTTCTTTTGGTCAAGCACCACAAACCCTCGCATGATGCCTTGCCGATTTAGATCTTCGATGACCGGAAATGGAATCTCAGCCACACGGTTAAAATCGCTCCATCTGGACCGCTCATCAAACGTATTGTAAGAGGCTTTGTTTGCCTCGATTATTGGCGCTAGGTTGGACTCTGCCTTGACAACGAGATTTCCGTCGCTGTCTGCGTAGGTGGTTCTAACTTCGCCGTTGACTACTTCGCTACCAAGTTTTAACACTTGTTCTCCAAGAACGGGAGTGGGACTAGCCCACCCCCGATTCTACATCATTTATGCTGCTTTGATGTCAAAGATACCGCCGTGAGCTTTCTCATTCCGCATTTCCAGAGTCAGTTCGGCAAGAATCTGGGTCTTTTCAGAGTCACCAGTTTTTGCCAAATCAATTGTCTGGAACGGACGGAGATAGGCCAGGGCTGCATACTCAGGATCAAGCACCAGCGCATCGGTGGAGCGCATGAAGCGATCCGGCACGATGCTGATTAGACCGAAGTCCGACAGGTATGCACCAGCGGCAGCAACAATCGTGGTCGGCTCTGCGCCGGTCACATAACGCTGTGCTGCGATACCAGTAAACCCAGAAGTCGTAGCTTTCAGGCCGGGAGGAACAACCAAGAGCTTGGGTGTGCCACCATCGCTGAAGATTTCCTGAGCAACGGTCTGAAGCATGGACTCCAGGAACGTGCGGGTTGTGGTGTCGGAACGAATATCCGAACCGTCGCCCGTCGGGTTCGTACCAGCCGAACCTTTGCTGACGTTAGAGGTAATCCACGACAGCAACGAACCCATTTTACGAGCGCCAGAGGTAGCCGTACCGTTGGTCTTGGCTTGGTTGGCGGTCAGGATGGTCTCGATGTCACGCTTAATTTCAGAAGCGGCCTTAGATAATTGATAGGCTTTTTCAGACTTACGTCCTGCCTTGTCAACTGCCTCCAGCGTGCCGGAGATCTGAACAGTCTTACCAACGATCTGTGTAAAGTTGGTCAGACGAACCGTGGGCGACAGCGAAGCAGCAGTAGCATCGTCACCTTCGATCAGGGCGTTGTTGGTCGTAGCAGCGGCCAGGCTATCGGTCTGCCACTCGTGCAGGGTGTTGGTAGCCTTGGTTTTGCCGATAGACGACATAATGGGCGTATCGGTGGGGCTAATGTCATAAATCACATTAGAAAGGTCCTCGCGCACACCAATCGAGGTGTAGCGCAAGTAGGTATTTGAAGGAACAGTCATTTTTTACTCCTTAGAGGAATTTTTCTAACAATCGGGCAGCATCACGGCGGTCACCAGTCTTGGAGAGCCGTTGCTGTAGCTTTTTAACTGCGTCTTGCTCTGCTGTGGACTGTTTGCCAGTCGTACCAGGCTTGAGCATCTTCGGTGCTTCTGCGACCTTTTTGGTGGCAGACACCTTTTGGCTTTGTAGTTTCTGCCATTGCATAGCGTTATACAAAGTGACAACGGCGCGGTGATCGTAGACTTGTGCGAGTTCTTGTTCTGAGAACCCGATGGATTTGGCAAAGTCTCTGATTTCCTTGCGGAGAACTTCTCCCTTGACCTCATCTGCCATGTCAGGAATGGCCGACCTAAGTTTGTCGGCTTCTGAGGCGATTTGGGTGCGAAGGCGTTCTTGTTGCTCCGCTTGCCTTTGTTGTTCTAACTTCAAACGCTCCTGGCGAACTGCGGCCAACTGCTTCTCCCGCTCTGATCTCTCAGCGATCTTGACGGCGTAGCCAATCGGATCGGTCTCTTTGAGTTCTGCGAGATTTTCCTCGGGTGCGCTGTTGAGAACTTGCTCAACCATCTGCAACCGTTGGGCATAGGCATCACGAAGTTTGGCGGCTTCTTCTATCCGGCCCCGCTCGGCTTCCACCGCCTTGCGTTGTTCGGCTAAAGTTTGCGTCTTTTTGGTGTAGTCCGAAGTGCGGGAATATCCTTTCATTAGCTCGTCAAGCGTAACCTCCACTTCCTCGTTGTCCACACGGACTCGGTAGCGGGGTGGCTCTTCTTGCTCTTGGACTTCCTCGGAAGCCTCCATCTCTTCTGGTTCGGAATCCTCTACGGTTTCCTCTGCTGCCTGCTCCTCAACTTGGCCCTCTTCAGGCTGTTGTGGCTCAAGCATCCCGAAAATTTGGGCGGCGGCTTGGTCTACTGTTTTTGCACTCCCTTGCGGGTTGGTGTCGTCCATTTGTGACTCCTGGTTATAAAATCTTCCAGCGTTTCTTCACCACATCCGCTGTCTTGGCGGTGGATTCGAGTGACGCTATAAATTCATCCAGTCCCCTGAGTTTCAGTAGCGCACGCTCTCGTGCATCTACCGCATCCTCGGGACTGTTGAGAATGTTGTAAATATACAACTCTCGTTGTTTTCGCACAACATCCTGAAAAAACTCGTTTGAGAGCAGGTTTATGGCCCGCTCTACTGGGTTATCTATCAACCTTCACCTTGGCTTTCTGCTGGTCGTGTTGGGGTAATCCTGACGATCCTTCCCTGTGCGTCTACGAACTCCGTACCGGGGATGTTCTCCTGCTCGACAATGGGTCTGCCACCTCTGTAGCCAATGGCATTGGGGTCAAACTGTCCTGGCAGGAATGTATCAATTGGAGCTTGTACGACAGGCGCACCAAACTGGAACCCGACCGGAAGGTTCGGAATGTATCCAGCCACGCCGGAGCGGAAGGTCGGCGCTCCTTTAGCGTCAAACGGAATAAACCCTTGCTCTAGACCGCGCTCAGAGTAGAACTGCGGGGTCATTGGTGTTGGAACAAAGTTAGAACCAGCGAAAGAGCGGTTTACGGTGTTTGCTAGCAAGCCGGGGAATGTCTCGGGCGTTGCTACGGAGCCTGGGCCAACCATGCTTGGCGCGGTAAAAACGTTTGGGGCAAACGGGTTGACAATGTTTTGCTTAACCATCTCGTCGCCAAACATCAGGTAAGACGGGGTGTAGTCCACCTTCGGAATGGCCTTCATTCTGTTGATTGCTTCGGCGCGGGCCTTTTCAATGTTGGCATCTTCACCAAGCTGCAATCCAAACAACTTATCCACAACCACGCCAGCCTGCGGTCTGGACAGGGCTGCGTAGGTTTCCTCCATTGTTGTGGAGCTAGACAAGTCGTTCATCAGGGTTTGTGCATCGCGCAAAGAAAGCGCACCAGAGTTGGTGGCGATCTTGATGGCGTTGGCAATCCGGTTTTCGTCCAGAATGTCTGCTCCAGCGGTGGTCGTGAACTGACCGGTCTTGGCGTCGTAGGACGAAATCACCGGCTGTAGCGTTACCGGACTGACAAACTGAGCTCGGTAATCACCAAGGGTAGACACATTCGGGGTATCTGCGGCGATTCTGTAGATGTCATTGGTTGCGTAGCGGCCAGCATACGGGTCGGCCTCTAGCGCGTTCATCATCAGGTCAATGTACTGGTTGGGAGCGCCTAGAGCCTGCAAGTCAGACCCAGAAGCTCCACCACGGATAAACGATTGCACGTTGGCAGCGGCCAGCGTGGGGTCGGTTTGCATCCGACTCATCCAGTACTGGTAGCCCTCTTGCTCGGGGTTTCTACCTAGTTCTGTGCGGTACTCGCTGGTAATGAGTTGGGTGTCAAAGTTCTGACCTTCCGGGGATTGGTTGATCTCGCGGAGCACCTGATTTGGGGTTTTTTGCCCAGACGTCAGTTGTTCCACATACCAAGTCATTCCAGACTCATCTGGCGCACGACCCAGTTGGTCTCTGTAAACTCCGGTCAGAAAATCTGCGTAATCCATACTATCCCCTTACCGCACGAATACCGGCGGCGGTTGCGTCTATGCTTGTTTGGGCAGCAAGTTCCTGCCGCTTAAGTTGGATCTCGGCGGCGGCTTTCTCTTGTGCCAGAGCGATGTCGGCCATAGCCTTCTCCTGCTTGACTTGGATGTCTGCCTCGGCCTTTGCCATCATTGCCTGAATCTGTGCCTCTGTCTGTGCCATCAGCGCCTGGATCATGGGATCTGGCTGTTGCTGTTGCGGTGGCGGGCTGGATAGTGCTTGGTCCATCTCAGGGGTGATCTCGCGGAAGAATATCGACGAGTCCTTGAACCCTGCGGCCTCGATAAAGCGACCCAATGTGGACCGATACTGACCCACAGATACCAGCGGATTGGACGGACCGTACTGCTGGAGCACCTGCTCTTGCTTTTGTAAAACCATGCCTAGCATAGCCATCTGCTCTTGGCGGTTGCCGGTTCCAAGTCCAACGTTTACAGAAATGTCGTACTCGTTGCTCCACTCGCGGGGGTCGATTGCGACAAACTGACCGCGCAGTCGGATAACTCGTTGCTTATCCTGATACTTGCACAACAGGTGCAGAATGTTTCTAAAGAGGTCTTTGATGCCTGTCTCGGCAAAGATACGGGCGATCAACTCCATCTTGGAGCCAGCGGCGTTCTGCATCGCGGCAATAGCAGCCGCAGTCGTGTTTTGCAGAATGTTGGGGTCCAATCCCTGTGAGGCGTCGGACACACCTGTGCGCTTGGCTTGGATGTTGTCCATGTATTCAAGCATCGGGAACGACTGTCCTGCGACTGCCTGAACCGGCAACTGCTGGATTGCGCCAGGATTCTTGACGCGCACAACCCCACCAGGAGTAACGGTCAGCAGATCATCTAGGTTGACCTGACCATCCACGGCCACTACCCGAGCGTTGTTCGTCAGGTACATATTGTCCAAAATCTGACGGGTCAGCGTGGACTTGATAATCTGGAGGTCCATCGTCCGGTCGGCCAATGACTGACCGAAGAACTTGTGCGGTAGTGGGATCGGGCAGATGGAGGCAAACGGGAGGTAGTCGATCTCCTCGTTTTCGAAGATGTTTTGTCCTGCGTAAAAGACGCGACGAAGCTCTGCAATACCGTCCTCATCGTAGTCAACCCGGATATAAGCCTCAAAGCACTCGATCTCCTGCATTGACGGGTCGAGACTCGGATCATCCGGCTGCTCGCCGTTGGAGTAGCGGGCAACGCGCTCAGGCGTGTAGGTCAGATCTTCGTATGTCGGCAGGGCGTCTACTTCGTCCTTGTCGAACCCCATCGCCACCAGTTCTGAGCGGGTCACGAGCCTGCGGTGGGCGCAAAACGGAGTGTCCTTTAGCTCTATGGTTTTCTTGCTGACAATGAATTCTTCTGGCGGTACGTTCTCAACGACAACCCGACCCTTCTTGTCGGTTTTCTTGACCTTGACGTTGTAGGCGTAGACCGGAACCATCGCCGGAGCTTCTGTCTGCTCTGCCTGTGCGATGGCGTTGGGGTCCATGAACGCAGGCGCTGGGGCAGGTACTTCCCCGATCTGAATCTCTTCTTGGCTTACGACCTCGAATTGACCGTCTGATAGCAGGAGCGCAAGCTCGTCTTGGCTCAGGTTCTCGTAAGTCTCGGTGTTGACCTCGGTCTCGTCATTCCAGTAAACCTTGACGGTTCCCACCTTCGACAGCAACGCATCCTTCATCCAGGTGTGCAGAATTGAGATTCCGGGGTTGTCCCGCATGAATACCCAATTGCAATACTGTGTGGCTTGCTTGGCCTTGTCCTCATCTCCCGGACCGTTTGGCTCGAATACCACTACCTCATCGGACGATGTAAACACGCGCATGAGGGCAGGCATAGCACCGTCGATAGCTTCTGCCACCTCGCGGGTAACGATACGCGAGCGACCTTCTACCTCGTTGCCGTACTCCTCGCCGTTGTAATACTGGATGGCTTTGCGACGGGACTCGGTAGTCTCGGTCTCAAGATAGCCAATTGCGTTGTCTATCTCGTTATCGAGTATGCCTTTTAGGGTTTCTTCATTCATTTACACGATCCATTTCACATTTGGAGTAATTGGTTTGCTCCAGTTAGATGTTTGATTCATGCCAACAGCAAGGTAACGAAAAGCGTCAGCAGCATGACTCGACCAGTCGTGCAATGGTTTGTCATAAAAGACATTGCGCTTCTCATCATACTCTCGGCGATAGTTACGCAGGGCGTCTAGTCCTTGCTTTACATTCGGGTGGAACCAGCAGTTAGGAATCATCCTACGGACTGCCTGTATCCCATCGTCTACACCTATGCGTGGGCAGACTGTGATGTTAAGTCCCAGGTCTTGCAGAGCCTCTTTTCGGCTCTTACCGGTTCCTAACTCTCTGACCTCTACGTCGTGCGGCAGGATGTGTTCTGCCTTTGTGTAATCGTTCTTCTTGATCCAGTTGACGTAGTAGTCTAGTCCGACTCCGTGGTTTTCCACGAAATCAAGTAACCGACGCTCTTGCCCCGCGACCTGGCAGACGAAGATGGCCGTGGAATCACCAACACCCAAGTCCCACGCCGTATATGTCTTACAGAGATCGTCCCGCGCAAACTCCGTGAATCTCTCTGGCGGGAGAGCGTTAAGTAAAGCGGCGTAATATGAACCTTCGACCGCAGCCGCGAAGGAACATTCAAACTCTTGGGCGTACTTGTCCTCGCCCATTTCTTTCTTGGCAGCGAGCAGTTCAACTTCCGGAAGTATGCTCGTCTGCGAAGCCTTGAACTCAAGTAGTCGCCAGCCAGGTTCTTTCTCAGCGCGGTCTCGGAAGTCTTTGAAGTGGTTAGCACCCTTGGGTGTTCCTAGAAATAGCGCCCAACCCATGCGATCCGCGAGAGCAGGGCGAACAATCTCGTTCCATATCTTTGGGTTTTGATCACCGATCTCGTCAAGAATAACACCGTCAAAATACTGGCCCCTAAGACTGTCAGGATTGTCCGAGCCGTAAAGTTGTATCCGTCGTCCGTAGAAGTCAACCTTTAACTCCGAGATGTTTGCGGTTGCATTTAGTGGCCGAGTAAAGTTTACCAAGTAGTCCCACGCGACTCTCTTACTTTGCCCGTAAGTCGGACTGATGTACGCGAACCTTGGTTCTGGTTTATCGCATTGCAGGGCAGAGTGTATAAGCTGATTTAGAGCTGCGACCGTCTTGCCCATCCTGCGGTGTGCGACTACGACTACAAAGCGGTGGTTCTCCACAGCATTGTGAATCTCGCGCTGCTGGGTTCTTGGCTTGTATCCGGTCTCTACGACCACCTCGGTCATATTCCGGTGACTACCTTAATCGTGAGCGGTCCGTTCTCTGCACCCGTAACTTCTGTCCGAGCCAGCTTGGGTATGTGGTACTCAATTGCCTTCAGGTAAATGTCGCACGCCTTTTCAGGGTTGCTCGTAGCGACCTGATTTAGCCATCCTACGAAGTTCTCTGCGTTGTCCTCGGCCATCCTAGCGATAGCCTCTCTGACAGCCGTAGTGGCCTTATTTGGGCTTCCTAGGGGCCTTCCCTTGCCAGCGTTGCCTCGGTTCTGCGTAATTTCGCCTACTTTAGGTTCTTCCATGTCCGAATCCTTTTAGGTTGTTCGGGATAACTTGTGTCTATTTTACCACACTAGGGTTTCTTAGTGAGAATGATTCTCATTGCGTCTATTGCCCTCGGGACTACCGCAAGCTGGTTTATGTCCAATCCTTCTTCTTGGGCCATCTTTGACCCAATCTCGGATAACTCGAACTCCATGCTTTGCAGATAAAACCTGTCTTTCCAACCGACGTACCAACTCCAGTCTGTGTAATACAGCCAGGACTTTTCGTTAAACGCCCGAACATGGGTTGGGTCTTGCCACGCTCCGTAGGACAGGTCGTACGGTACATGGATGTGGAACTCGCCCTCTTCATGTAAGAGTTCCTTGCAGTTAGTCATTGCGGTTACAAGGTCTGGGATATGTTCTAAAACATCGTTTGCAATGATTACCTCGAACATTCCTGGCTCGACCAAGTGCTCGCCGTGCCGAGTAAAAATGCGCTCGCCCCACGGAACCTTTGTAATGTCTAGCACCCAGTCTGGGTTCTTGGCGGGGTTGATGTCGGCGTTGATCGCGTCCCGCATCCAGTCCTTGCCGGAGCCCAAATTCAGGATCATAGGTTTCCTACAAAGTTCAGCGCGGAGCGGATGACTTGGTGCATATCGTAATACTTATACTCCGCAAGTCTGCCGCCAAGCAAGACTCCTGATGCCTCTGCCTTGGCTTTGTATTTAGCATACAAGGCATTATTGTGGGCGTCATTTACGGGATACATGGCTTCCCGTTCCGGTGTGTATTCCACCGGGGTTTCGTAGGTGATCCAAGTGCTTGGACTCTGTGTAAACTCAAAGTGCTTGTGCTCTACAATCCGGGTGTAGGGAATCTCAAACTCGGTGTAATTGACCACCGCCGACCCCTGGAAGTTTTCCTGCGGAAGGTGCTGGTGGTCGAACTCGACAGTCTTGTATTCCAAGACTCCGTACTCATAGTCAAACAGCCGGTCAATCGGGCCGGTGTAAATCACCCTGCCCTGACCATCCCAA